CGCAACCGAACGCATCCGGCAAAGGTCACGATTCAAGGTGCGAAGCATGGAACGCATGTAAGCCGGCACTTCCTTGCCCGACGCTTGCAACTCCTTCACTTTCTTCTTGAGTCTCCATATCTCGAACACCGTGCCTTGAATGACCTCTATCAATTCGGGATCACACTTCTTTTCATACTCCAAGAACCAGGAGCCCTTCTTCGTTACAGGCATATCTGAAGATATCAGCATACCATGATGAAAGAAATGGTGTCCGAAGTGCTGCTTGTTTCCACGGTTGGCAGGAAGCGTCTCGTCCTTCAACTGGTCAAAGTTGATGAACTTGGCTTCATCGATGTCGATTGCATCATACGAATGGGAGTTGGAGGTACCGCTTCTATCCTGAGAGATGATATATCCGATGGAACCATTATAGAAAGAAAGGATATTCTCCCAATTCTCGGGCTCAAACAGTGGCTTGCCCCATCCCCATGATTGTGGGGGCTTTCGTCCCACGGTCCAATGCAAGTCGCGTTTGAAGCCCCAGTTCTCCCAATGAATGAGCATGGAAGGCAGCGTGTTCGTCAGGACACGCTTACCATTGGCTCCGACAATCCCTGTAATGCTACCGGGCATACGCTGCATGTTCCGCAGATTCCATGCCGCATGGACAATCCCCTTACCAATACCACGGCCACCCACCAAGACCGTGTCCTTGGCAGCCGTGTACATCGTTTCCATCTGCGGATCATTAAAGTACTGCTTCATCGTTCTTTATCGGGGGATTAAAAATAGATTCTTCATTGAACTCCACTTCTTCGAAATCCACATCCTCAACATCTTCAGACCAATATTGGGCAATCTTCGACTTGATGCGTTCACGGATGTTCGGGATAGCCTTGATGCCAATCACACTCGGGTCATCCGTCGGTTCGAACGGTTGCACCACAATCTTGTCGTAACCCTTATCGAGGATATCTTCCTTATCCAGTTGGGTATATTTGCCATAGAAGTTGGTGGCTTGCGCCATGGCACGAGCATCCTTGATACGCTTGGCCATTTCGTAAGTCTCCTCAATCATCTGACAGAACTTGAAACGGTGATAGTCCTTGGTAGTCTTGTTCAAGTCACCCAAGAGCCTCTTGATGATACGCACATCCTCATAGGCCGCCGACTTGCCAATCTTGTATCTCCGTTCCAGTTCACCCACAATCTCCAAGTCCTTCTTGCGTGGGAATTGGAGCCAAAGATTATACATATCCCGAAGCCGAATCAGACGTTTCTGAATCAGTTCGGGAATCCCGTCAGTCACCATTTCGCTGACATCAGCAAAAAGGTACTTCTGACAGACATCAATTGTTGCTGGTACCGGCATAACTATAAATCTTCATCTGAATCCATATTCAACAAATAACCATTGGTAAGCTGCACAGCCAACGGACTACCTACATTGGCCAACTCCAGTTCCTGTTTACGAAGCTTGAGTGCCGTTTCTGCCTTGGCCTTGTAGTAAGCCAATGAAACGGATGATGAACGGTCACGAATATCGATGCGCAGCACATCGACATCGACACCCATCATCACAGCGATATCGCTGACGGGAGTGAGAAACCCCGCGAGTTCACTCACCCTTTGAAGTTGTTCCGTTGAATAATCCATCTAACAAAATTGAATGATTGTTTACTATATCAGAGAATTGTGAAAGAAGCTTGGAGTAAACGTCCGGAGAGGTGGATATCATTCCACTCTCCGTCCGATTGCCCCTTGTCTGGTTCTGTGAAGTGCATATCGACACATACCATTTGGCATTGTGTATCAATATCACCTTACTGTGGTTCTCGGCCAAATAGACATCATCGAACACACTTGAGATAAACCGATACAGATTGACCGTCTAACGTGAAGCCTTCAAGTCGGCCAGCATGACCGCCGAAGTCAGCATCCCTTTCTGCCTTAACTTGAAGATTCTCCGCAAGAATTCTTCAGAAGTGGAGAAAGTAGAGATGTAGATAGAAGCCGGTCCCGTTTGTGTCAAGATGTACTCGATAATGTCAAACAACTGCACCCGATTGTCCAGATACGCCTGCAACGGCGCATCGGACAACGGTTTCAGTATTTGTCTGACCAGCTTTATCATTGAACCACGATACCCAATTCTTTCAATTCAGTCACTTGGTCCTCGGAAACGGAATTGCCCGTTTCAATCAGGTAGTTGAAACGTTCCTGCACCTTGTCACGCAAAGCATCATACTTGGCATTCGGATAATCATCGCTTTCTTTCATCTCGGCCAACTTCTTCTTGTTGTCCGAAATATATTTGCGGGCTGCCTGTACTTTCTTGGCGATTTCAGCCGGGTCCATATCTTTAGGTTCACCAGCTTCCACTTCACCACCCAAAGCGAAAGCATCGTACTTCGCCATATTTGCACGGTATTGCTTATCCGCTTCATCAAGAATCTTCAGATACTCGTAACGGTCGCAAGGAGGTGCAGCCTCCATGGTCTTGAGCGTTTCGAAGGTCTCCTTTATCTTGAACCAGAGTTCCGCCGATTGCGCCCACAAATCCTTGATTTCATCGGGTAGTTCATCGTGATCAGCACGCTTGCCCGCATGTTTAACAGCTGTCTGAAGTTCTTCAACGGTATCCACATCCTCCGTTTGTTCCGCCACCAAGTCCAAACGTCTGTTGATGGTTTCCTGTGCCATCGGAACGACCGCCCTGTCCATGGCAGCCACATCGGCAATTGTCTTGTCGTCCAGACGAATCTTCAGATGCTTTTTCAATTCATATTCCACCTTGTCGGCAAACTTCTCCGGACGACGCATCACGTTCTGAAAAAGGATTCGGTTACGATTAAGCGAGAGCAACAAGGTTGCACCCTCCACCACATTACGCTTTGCAGGTTCTGTCTGCAAATACTTCTGTATCTTCTCTGTCAATTTATGATCCATATTACTACTATTAAATAAGGTGGTGGCATTGGTTCAACCACCGCCACCACCTTTGCTATGTTACGAACAATAAAACAATTTATTCACCTGCTGCAGCTTCACTCCATGCCGAACCGTCCTTTCCGCTGATATCGCCTTCTTCAGCTTCAATCTTGCCCGGATAGAACGGAGCCGGACAAACATCAGTCGCTTCGATTTCAAGGGTAGTACCAGCCGTACCGGTAATACCTTGCCCCAAAGCTGTAGCAGGCTTCACCAATGTTTCGAATTCTTCAGAACCCAACACACGGAACTTGCCGTTACGCTGCTGCACCAAGAACACCAAATCATCAGCTGCAGCCATACGGCAGAAACCGGCCGCTTCTTCTTCGGTACCCGGATGGACGATGGAAGCCTTGTTCAGATGAGTGACAGAAGGCTTTTCGCCCTGTGTCTCACAATTCACATCCGACTTGGAATCCATATTCTTCAAGGTCAACCACTTCTTGTCGGCCGCCATGGTGAAGTTGCCTTCATAAGTGGCCAATCCAGCCATTGTTTGACCTTCAGCCAAAGCCGGAAGCTTCGGCCAACCTGCAATGTTTGACTTCTTCTGGAAGTAAACCTTCTTGCGGATGCCTGGAAGGACGGTTTGTCCTTCACAGAAATCCAACGAGCTGTACAAATCTACAGAATCACACTTATTCATAATGTCCTCCTTTTATTAACCAGCAAACAATTTACCCACCAACAAGCGTTCCTTGCTGATGCTTTCGTACTGAACACCAAAGAACATGGTCACGATAAACTGCAACACGAATGCCGCATGCTTTTCGATGAGAATCTTTTCCAAATCGCTTTCCTGATCCACGCCAATCAACATATTGCCCTGAGTGGACAATTGGATGTACGGTGAACCTGCCTTGTTACTCAAAGCTACCAACTCACAACGATTGTTCGAACCTTCGAGGAAAGTCTTTTCGAACTCACGGTTGTAAGGAGCAGCACCCACGGTTGCCTGATAGTCGTCCACATATGCATCATAGATGCTATGCGGAATGTACAACTTGGTCTTTTCACCCTTGAGCACATCATCAGCCGAACGGTAGAATGTCTTCAACAAGTCCACGGCATTGTTCTTATCGATGGTTTCACCGAATTCGAACAAGTTCTTGTTGGCAACAGACAAATTACCGGCAGTGATTTCTGTGCCTGCAATGGTATCAAAACCATTGAACAAGTCAGAAGTCTTGTCACCGTCAGCCTTACGTACTGCACCCCAAATGTTCTTGTTCAAGGATTTAGAAACTTGCTTCATCAAGTAGGCAACCACCTGCTTGGTGATTTCAGTCTCCTTCAAGCCCTCACCTTTGGTCACAGAACTACCCCAAAGGGACTGATAGATGGAGTTCGGAGAGAAGTTGCGAACTACGGAACCGAAGAAAGTCTCCAATTCACGCTTGGCCACATTCACATCCGTTTCATCCACTCGTGTTTCAGAATATGGACCGATTTCAATGTCTCCCGAGAGTTCACCTACCACTTCCTTGTAACGGACGCCAGGACGTATAGACATGTGCTTTTTTGTCTCAGCCAACCCGATTACTGCCATCATCAAGAACGTCTTGCGATACTTGATGGCGGTCTTCGCCAAATCTTCCGGTAAAATTACTTTTCCCATACGCACAAATATTAGATAGAGTTATACAATTCGTTTGCTTCCTTGAAGATATCTTCCGGTTCATCACCTTCACCGCCTTCGTTCTTCGGTGTCTTGTCGCCATCCGCCTTCTTCAAGTTCTCTACCTGAACGGTCAGCTCGTCCACCTTGGTCTGCTTGTCAGAAGCATCCTTTTCCAAAGCATCCACCTTCTCGTTCAAAGCCTTCACCTGGTCTTCGGTAAGTGTGACCTTACCATCCTTGTCAAATTCCAATCCTTCCACATTGAGAATTGCATTGACTTTCTGATAGTCCTTTTTCATTATGAGATTGATTAAATGGTTATTGTTCTCAGTCTTCTTATCACAGAAAGAGTCCAGCTTCTCCATGATACGCTTGAAGAAGCCGGAGTTCTTATCATCATCCCTAGGGACGTCCGGCAAAGCGGGCAATCCCAACACACATAATTTTTCGTTGAAAGAAGCC